ACCATTAATATCTATAGTAGTAGCAGCAATTTGTATTTCTGTGTCTGCAACGATATCAAGCTGACCGTCAGCACTAGAGTTAATATAAAGACCTGTATCCCGAAACTGTAGCTTCTCTGTAGTAGCCATAAGTATGTCATCAGAAAACTCAAAGTAGTCTTCGTCTTCCATCCACTTTAATACACCATCATTACTTTCACCATCAAAGGTAATAACAACATCAGAACCAGAAGTACCAGCACCAAATGTAAGTGCATGACCAGCTAGTGAACTAATAGGTCCACCTTCTCCTGCTGTACCGTCATGTGTGTGACCTGTACTTGCAGCAAAGGCAGCTAAAAGTTGATCAAATTCATCATTAGTGTGATCAGCAGTGATTGTATCGCCATCTGTATAAGTGGATTGTCTTGTATATGTAGCGCCCATTAGCGTCTAGCTCCTAACTGATATTCTAATTGAAACCCTTTTAGAGAGTATGGGTTACTTACTCCATCATCTTCTACTCTTAATATAATAGAAAAACCTGAACCTTCTACTGACTTTCTATCAAGAGGGTCTTGACCCCCTCCGTAAGCAAACTGTGTTGTACTGGTAGTTGTACTGTATAAAGCTGAACCATATGCAGAGGGTAAGTTAGTTGTATCAAAGGGATATACTGCAGGTCTAGCAGAATTTTTATCTTCGTTATCGTAACGTACAAATAAGTCCGTGTCAATAACTCCTTCAGGCCTATAGTTAATAATAACCTTTTGCATATGCTTACGGATACCAGAGTCTCCAAAAGCCATATCAGGACTTCTGTACTTACCTAAAATAGTTGATCCGTCAAAAGTACTTCCAGATTCTTGTCTCTGTACAAATCCAGTAACATCCCCATGTAATACAATTACGTCACCTCTTTCTACAAAGGTATCAGTACAAGTAGTTTTAAGTCCTTTTAATTCTGAAAACTCAAAACCTTCTTTCTTTAGGACACAAGTAGCTCCTTTAGAAATACTTGATGCCTGACCTGCTTTATTAAAAAATATTCGATATTGAGTTTTATCTGGTATAACTACGCTATCAAACTCTACCGCATCTTTAATGTTTTCGTCAAAAATAGACTGAATGTTTTTACTAATTGTACCTAGTTCTGTATCACCAATACGTGCAGTAGCAGCAACAGTACGTAGTCCATCAGGTCCAAGAAAGATTAAATCTCCTGCAAATTCCTGTACAGTAAAGCTGTTAATGCAACCAATGTTTCTAGTTACAGGCTCTACTACAAAGTCACTAAGGGAGGAACCTGTAAGTTTAAATATTCTAGTTTCACAAAATATAAATAAACTATTACGGAAAACCTTTAATGCAACAACAGTGTCATCAACCTTTACACTACCTGCACCTGAACCACTACTAAAACCATCTTCATTAAAAGGTTCACTAAAAATTACTTCTTGAGGTATTGTAGATTTACCTGCATAAAACATATGGTTTCTATAAGCAGCTACAACTGTTGCTCCTGCTACACTACTTTCACTAACATCTGAAGCTGTCATAGAAGAGTTAAAAATTACAGGGGCATTAACTTGATCAACAAAAATAATCTTTTCGTTACCATCAAAATTATATCTTTCAAAATGGTATTTTTTAGCACCAGTTCTGCCAGTATCTCTTACTGTCCAATCTTCTGATATTACAGAAAGTTTAGAATGTAAAGCAGCAGTTGTACTTGAAGTAGCTCTAGTTACACCCGTAAAAGAGTTTGTACTAATACCTGTGTATGTAAATTTTTCAGAGTCAATTTGAATAGTTCCACTAGAAGAAAAACCTGAAGTAGAGGCTACAGTTAAAATACCAGAGCCTGATAAGGTTGTACTAGCTGTAATACGAATTGATAACTCTGTAGAGGCAGACGAGAATATCTTTTCCCCTCTAGCTGCTAAAACTTTATTAGCGAATAGGGCAGACATTAAAGGTTCTTCAGCAGTACTACTTGTAATTGGTACAACCTGATTAATAAACTTAGAGTATCCGCTTATTCTCCTGTAGCCACCCTGGATGTCAGGCTCAAAGTTTTCTAGCTCTCTTGCTTGTCCTGGCTCCATTAAAAAACTAGAACGGTTAAGAACTAAACCTCCCTGACAGTTAAATGCTGCTGGTTGTACTTGAGAACTATCTGGCATTAAGAAGTAACTCCAGAAGTATAGCTAACTGAGCTTCCTGGTCTGTTTATCATTGTAGACCTTACATAGTCATACTTATTAATAAGTAAGCCCTGCATGTTCTTTATACCCTGCTCAAACCTTTCAAAGTTTAATTGATACTGTTGCATCTCACCACGGTACTGATACACAAATGCTGTAGCACCATCTACCACTACTGGTGCAAACCTATCTGGAATAGTTGTAGTATCCCCATGAGCAGCTAAGTCAGATGGGAATGTATAAAAATCAAAATTTAATACGTATTCTTTATCAGGGTAAGGGTGAACTAAATAGTTATTATCTGGTGTACGTACAATTTGTCTTGGTACACCACCACCTTCAAATTGAGTTACTGTTACTCCAGTTGCATATGCAGCAGCAGTAGTACTGTTAGCAGCTCTGGTACAACCTGTAAGAGTGTTTCCAGAAACGGCTGTGTATGTAATCTCTTCTCCACCTACATGAACTTTACCAGAGGCATCAAAGCCTGTAGTAGAAGTTAGGGTAAGAGTTGTTACGGAATCAGTATGAGAACCATTTAAGGTTGTTGTTGCTACATCATCTTCATCACTAGCAAAGTCATTATCAATGTATTCATAATAATTAAGATTTGTAAGACTAGTACCTGTTACATTAAGTACACTGTCTTTTTTAATCCTGGCTGTGCTGTAGTCAACAGACTTAGCATCTGTGGGTAAGTCATACCTAGCCACTCCAGGTACTAATGTAGATGTGTTTGTCGAATGATTAAAAGAGTATCCAAACTCTCTCTGATTAATATATCTTATAGCTTCATTTACAGCATTTTTACATTGTGTCTGAACTCCCCTAGCTCCAGTAAAATTACTAGAGGTAAGTTCTATTTCATTCATACGTACTATAACACTGTTTGATAATGTTAAAAAAGAAAGCGCCATTATTTTTCCCTAAGATAAGCTAAAGGGGCCAACCTAAGTCAGCCCCTAAAGTTTATTTATGCAAGCAGATCACGATCTACTTCAGCAGCAGAACTTGACTGCGTAATATCATCCATAAGAATGCAAATTGCATACACACGAATAACACCACCAGTAATAGTTCCACTAGATGCATCAATTTCTACATCAATAGTATCTGCTGCTGCAGTAAATGCTGGTAGATTATCAGCACTTCCGCTAGAAAGAACAGCAGTAGTATGATCACCAACAGATGCACCATCATAGTCAAATGCTGCAGAGAAAAGATCTACATCAGTTCCTGTGATACCCAAAAGCAATCCAGAGTCAGTAGTTGTACCCTCCATTGCGCTAATAACTTTGATACCCGCATGGAGGATCATAGTATTAGTTGGAACAGCAACTGCTTGAATAATGTCACCTGCTGCTAGAGCAGTGCCACCATTCTGCAGTATTGCATCTGCCATATCAATATCGTTTTGCAAAACAGTGATTGCACCACGAAGTTTTTTATTCCCTGTTCCACCATTGTTGGAGGTGGAGTCAGAGTTTGTACTCATTGTAATAGTAGCCATATCTAAATACCTCCCTAAGCTGCGTTATATTTAGCAGTTGCAATAGCTTCTGGGCGAAGTATCTTCCTGCCATATAGATGCATACCACGAACAATGTCAGCAAAGCTGTCAGGGTCTCGGTATGATTCAGTCTTATTGATTTGCTCAGCAGTTGCTACAGCAGAATCATGACCAGCAACAATCATGCCAAAGTTAGCATTTTGGTTAGCCGTACCTGATGTACCTGGACCAGTACCTACCGCTGGTAGATTACTAGATGTGTACATACGGAAACCGTGGAAATTGTTGATGACAAGACCATTACGAAGTCCACCTGCTTCACCGAAATCGGCATTCATGAAACGTGAATCTTCATCACGCAAGATTTCCATAAATACTGGATCGACAACCAGCCAACGACCTTGTGTATCAACTTGCTGTTGATCAAGGAGGCGAGCCATACGTGCAACAACCATTGCTGGTGAAGCCGTAGCTGTTGGAAGTGACGTAGCACCAGGCATACGAGCTGTCAAGGGAATAGAATGCGCCCCTGCAGAAGTAGTTGTGATGTTACCAAAGTCACCCTTGTCTAACTTCATGCTTGAAAGCAATTCGTCTGAACCAGCAGTTGTTACAGCAGCAGTACCATTTGTGGTAGTGTTGACAGTATCAGCCTGTGCATGTTGAGCAGATTGCTTGAAACCTGAAAGGTAGCCAAGTACGTCTTGGTCATATTGATCTGACAAACGATAAGCAGCACGGTCTGTTGCAAGCTGCATGAAATTCACATGTGAGTGAGCTTCTTCAATGTCATCCATCTTAAAAGCAAAATAGTTAGCTTTATCAATGGTTAAGGAGAAATCTTCATCGTCAAGGTCTTGCGCTGTGACTTGTGTGCCACGAGTGTAAGCCTGAACAGAAATCTCAGGTTCTTTGATAATTTGGACTGTATCACCTTGTGCGGCAATCTCCCCAAAATAATCGCTATTCGTTATGTCTCCTACTACAGTACTCTTACGGAAAGCAAGTTGTACTTTTTTGGAATAAATTACGGGGCTAAAATTACCGTTTGGTAAATTACCATATCCCGATGCGGATGAAAAAGCCATAGTGAATCCTCCTGATATTTGGCTTTGTGAAAAAGCTAACACCTAAAAGAGGCTGTATTTTTTCTAGGGTGCAGATGTTTATCTATTCAATGATCAATCAAATATGACAAACAAATGGGCCTGTACTTTAACAGGTAGTTCTTATTAGTTTAGACTTTTGGAAGTTTAGGGTGTGTAAAAGGTAGTCTTGCGAGGCTTTCACACTTGTAACCCTAGTTATACTGTTGTTTTATTATTTGTCAACAGTTATCTGGCTTTACCAGACATATCATAAACAAATTTACCAGAGCGTATTGCTTTGTTAATTTCTTCTGATCTCTCTTCAAACTCTTGAGCGGTCATTTTAGCTACCTGTGACTCAAGAATTGAATTATTAGCATCTTCTACATCTACTTGTGTTTTACTACGTTTAGTAACAGTAGAAGCTGCTGCTTTTCTTTTTGTTTTCTTATCACTGCTTGTGAGATTATTATCAATCTTATACAAATCAATGACACGTACTACAGAAGCTGGATCATCTGAGTTTTCATACAGTGCATCTCGAATCCATTTAGGCTGTTCGTCTACCCAACTATGAAACTCATCTGCTTCTCGTAGCTCATCAAAGTCTGCGTGAGACTCTTTAATCTTACTTTCAGCTTTAGCTCGTGTAACTTCTACCTGTGCATCATCTAGTTCTTGTAGACGTATATCTGCTTTAGCAAACATCTCTTGAGCTTTTTTAGCTGCAATAGTTTCTACAATACCTGCTACATCTGGATGTTCTTTTGCCCATTCTTCTATGTCTTCATCTGACTTAGGTGGTGCAATACCTTCTCTAGTAGATCTGTTTTTAAGAGCTTCTAGTTTATCTTCCCACTCTTTTTCTTTTTTCTGTGTGTGTCGTCTTAAATCACCATATCGTTTTTTAAATGATTTTTCTTCTCCAGATAACGCTTTTTCTTCATTTTCTGAATTGGCCTCTGTTTCTTCAGTGGCTTCTTCTTGCTGCTCTTCTGACTCTGTTTCTCCAGCTTGTTCAGCTTCAAGGCGTTTAATCTCCTCTTCTTCTTCTTCTATACGTTTGCGTTTAAGTTCGTAGTTATAACCTCTATCTACAAATCCTACTGTCTTCGTTGGTTTTACTTCTGCTAGTTCTGGCATTTTATTTCCTTATGTTGGGGTCAGCCGTAGCTGAGTAGCCT